AGGAGCAAATAAAATGTCAACAAGACTTCCCAGTATTTACCAAGACTATATCCATATTTCGCGCTATGCTCGCTTCAGCGACGCAGCGGGTCGCCGCGAAACATGGGATGAAACAGTAGATCGCTACATTTCATTCTTCCAAAAGCGCACTAACAATAATAAGAAAGTGCCTTGGGATGAAATTCGCAGCGCTATTTTAAACCTTGAAGTTATGCCGAGCATGCGTTGCTTGATGACTGCTGGTACTGCGCTAGAGAAAGATCAGGTTTCTGGTTATAATTGTTCTTATGTTGTCGTTGATAGTCCTAAGTCCTTTGACGAAATCATGTATATTTTAATGTGTGGAACTGGTGTTGGTTTCTCTGTTGAATCAAGATATACTAACAAGCTCCCAGAGGTGCCTGATGAAATTCACCCAACAGATACTACAGTCGTGTTTGCAGATTCCAAGGTTGGTTGGGCGACTGGTTATCGAGAATTCGTTTCTTTGCTTTATTCTGGCAAGTTGGCTAAGTGGGATGTATCAAAGGTTCGTAAGGCTGGTGAAAGGCTCAAGACCTTCGGTGGACGAGCATCAGGACCAGAACCTCTAGTTGACTTGCTCAACTTTACTCTTAATATTTTTAATAAGTCGCGTGGTCGTAAGTTGACCACATTGGAATGCCATGATATCGTTTGTAAAATCGCTGATATCGTTGTTTGCGGAGGTGTTCGGCGTTCTGCTCTTATTTCTCTATCTGACCTTAATGACGACCATATTCGCCATGCTAAGTCTGGTCAGTGGTGGATGGCTGATGGTCAGCGTGCTCTTGCTAACAATAGCGCAGTATATGAAAAGAAGCCTGACATGGATACGTTCATGCAGGAATGGGTAGCATTGTACATGTCGAAGTCTGGTGAGCGTGGTATTTTCTCGCGTCAGGCTTCACAGGCAATCGCCGCTAAGTATGAGCGTCGTGACCCCAATCATGAGTTTGGAACTAATCCTTGCTCTGAGATTATTCTTCGCCCATATGAATTTTGCAATCTTTCTGAGGTTGTTGTTCGCGCCGAAGATACCGTTGATGACCTGAATCGTAAGGTGAAGATTGCTACTATCATTGGTACACTTCAGTCAACGCTAACTGACTTCCGTTACATCAACAAGAAGTGGAAGAAGAACTGTGATGAAGAGCGTTTGCTTGGCGTTTCGCTAACAGGTATTATGGATCACGCTTTGTTGAATGGTAGCAATCCTGAGGATATTCAGCATGGAAATCTTCCTCGTGCGCTACAGGAATTGCGTAAGGCTTGCGTAGATACTAACAAGAAGTTTGCTGATGCGCTTGGTATTGAAGTTTCTGCCGCCATCACTTGTGTGAAGCCATCAGGCACAGTAAGTCAGTTAGTTGACTCTGCTTCTGGTATTCACCCACGTTACAGCGAGTATTATATCCGTCGTGTTCGCGCTGATAAGAAAGATCCTCTTGCAGATTTCATGATTAAAAGGGGATATGCCGCCGAGGAAGACTTCTATAGTAAAAGTAATTGGGTATTTTCATTCCCAATGAAGGCACCTGCTGGTGCAGTTCTAACCAAGGATGTAACTGCTATTAAGCAACTTGAACTATGGCAAATTTACCAAGACCACTGGTGTGAGCATAAGCCATCTATCACCGTATACGTTGGTGATGATGAGTGGATGGATGTTGGTGCTTGGGTATACAAGAACATGGCAACATTGTCTGGTGTTTCGTTCCTACCACGTGATACTGGTTCTTACCGCCAGGCTCCATATGAGGCTATTGACGAGGCTAAGTATAATGAACTTCTAGCAACTCAAAACGTTGAAATCAACTGGACTGAATTTATGGAAGAAACTGATACAACTGAAAGCGCCCAGACCTTGGCGTGTGCTGCTGGTGGATGTGAAATTTAATATGAAAAAAACTTTATTTTTTATTGCAGGTATGCTATGCTTAGGTATAGCATATATTGGCATAGTTACTCCAGGCATCCCCTGGAGTACACCTAGTGTTATTGCCGCTTACTGTTTCGCAAGAAGTTCTGATAAGTGGCACAACTGGATGATGAACCACAAGTTGTTTGGACCGTTCCTAAAGAACTGGGGCAATAATAGCGTGTACCCAACTAAGGCTAAATGGATTATGTTTGTTGCAATGGACTCAAGCCTAGTCATTCTTTGGTTTACTACACACAACGTGAAACTTGTTTTTGGTGTTGCAGTATTTATGGCATTTTGGATGATTTGGGCGATCCGTTACCCTGGCAGCGTTGAGGAAGCGGAAAAGCGTAAGGCAGAAGGTAAGCGAGTCGGTTGGTTTAAGTGATTGGAGATTTTATGAATAATTTTGTTTCTTATGTACTCGAGAATGGTGGCAGACTAGCCCCACTCATCATAAACGACGGTCCTAAAACTAATGGTACTGCGTTGTTCAATCCATCGATCTATGTTGATAATGGGGAGTTGGTTCTAAACCTTCGCCATTGTCAATATACTTTGTATCATTCTGAACGAAATGTGTATGAGCATGAATGGGGTCCATTATCTTATCTAAATCCAGAGGATGACATTTCCCTCACTACTCAAAACTATTTTTGCACAATCAATGAAGACTTGACCGTCAAGACCTTTACTAAGATTGATACGTCGAAGCATGACATCAGACCTATCTGGGAATTTGTTGGTCTTGAAGACGCTCGTGTGTTTAGATGGGAAGGTAAGTTGTATATCAGTGGTGTCCGCAGAGATACAACAACGAATGGTCAGGGAAGAATGGAACTTTCTGAAATTATTCGTGAAGAAGATGGTAAGGTTAAGGAAGTAACTCGCTGGAGAATCCCCGCGCCACCACCAGACAATACATATTGCGAAAAGAACTGGGTTCCTGTGCTTGACATGCCTTTCCACTATGTTAAGTGGTCTAACCCAACCCAAGTTGTGAAGGTTGACCCAGAAAAGAAAACTTGCGAAACGGCATTTCTATCTTCAGATTATGTACCTAAGCCATACGATTTCAGAGGTGGTAGCCAGATAATTCCATTCGGTGAGCATAGAATAACAATCGCCCACGTTGTAGATCTTTTCAAGAGCAAAGCAGGAAGAAAGAACGCAACCTATCGCCATGCATTCATTGTATGGGATAAGGATTGGAACGTAGTTAAGTATGGGGAGCCGTTCAGCTTTATGGATGGGCAAATTGAGTTTTGCATTGGCTTGGTAGAATACAAAGATGAATATCTTATCTCTTTCGGCTTTCAAGACAATGCAGCATATTTGTTAGGTGTGCCAAAAAATATTATGGAGAAACTGGTTTATGGAAATTAATAATCACTACCTGAAGAACTATTACAACAATGGATTCTTTAAGATCGAAGGTTGGCCACACAATAATATTCCTCATGTAGTTGACATGTTGGAGTCTTCAGGAATCAATTCTGCAGGTGGTGGAGTTTGCGAGATTGGTGTTCACCATGGAAAACTATACATGGCTTTGAACTGCCTTGTCGATAAAAAAACTGAACCTTCTTTTGCAGTTGATGTGTTTGATGACCAGCATCTGAACATCGATCGATCGGGTAAGGGTTCTGTAGAAATCTTTAAAGAAAACCTAAAAAATCTAGACAAGTTTTTCGGCGAAAATACAAAAATTATCAAAGGTGACTCTACCGATTCTTCAGTAGATCTCGTGAAGCAAATTGGTCTAGGTACTATGCGTTATGTTTCTATTGATGGTGGACATACTGCTGAGCACACTATTAACGATCTGCAGATCGCAAATCAAATCGTAAAGAATGATGGAGTTGTTCTCCTTGATGATATGTGTCATCCAAGTTGGGTTGGTGTGACGGAGGGTGCTGTAAAGTATCTGATGCAAACACCAACGCTGGTTCCATTTTCGATTGCATGTGACAAACTATGGCTCTGTAAATTGAGTTACTACAAGAAGTATTTTGACTTCGTATGTAATAGTGATATATACAAGAGGAAGCCATGGGTGACCAAATTTGTTGGTCATGAAGTCGCTGTGTTACACTATTAATTGTGAGTTTGATATGAGCAAAGAACTACAAAATGCCGTGTATGAATACGTCAAAGATACAGAAAGCGCAGTACTGAATTACAATGTGGCTCGAGAATACCACAAAATTAATCAAACTGCGTCGGCTGTAACGTACTATCTTCGAGCTGCAGAAAGATCTGCAGATGATAACGATCTAGCATATGAATGCCTATTACAAATGGGTATCTGTTTCGAGACCCAAGGAAGGCGAGGGCATAGCGTTCGCAATTCATATATGCACGCAATCTCGCTATGTCCGTCTAGACCAGAAGCATACTTCCTTCTAGGAAAACAATATGAACAGAGTAAGTGGTATAATTTGCAATACACTCTTATCCAGGTTGCACTTTCTGGTCTAAGCGTCAAGCATAAACCTCTAAAATCAGATGTAGGATATCCTGGATATTATGCACTACTATTCAATAAAGCTGTTGCTGGTTGGTGGTGGGGGAAGCATGTGGAAGCGGAAGCGATATTACGCGACTTGCATGAAAACTATTGGGATAAGATGACTAATGAGTACAAGCTCGGGGTCCAAAACAACTTCAATAACCTGAAGATGCCATATAAGTATAAGCATGTTGGTGGTGTAATCGACATCCCTCAAAACGCAAAGACCGCTAAGATTATTGACGTATTCCCATACTTCAATGAAAAAGAATTGATGGAACTGCGAATTAATGTTTTAAAGGACCACGTAGATCAGTTTGTTATTATTGAATCTAACCAAACACACAGCGGTATCCCTAAAGAATATACTGCAATGAAAACGATTGAGGAGCTAAATCTACCCAAAGATAAGATCTTAGTTCTTGAAGTTGCATATTCTGACAGTATTCAAGCTGATGAGATCGATACCCTCAATTCTCAGCTCTCACAATCACCGAAAGAAGTACTTGCTTGGAGTAGAGAAAGAATTCAAAGAGACGCTATTACTACTGCTATTGAAAACTTCAGTGATGATGCTGTATTTATCCTTAGCGATTGTGATGAAATTATTAACCCAAGAAACATCAAGTATGTTGTCGACATGGCAAAGCAATTTAAAAATAATGTCATCAAGGTTCCACTCACTTTGCTTGAAGGTAGAGCTGACCAGCAAGTTTGTGATGCAAATGGAAACCCAGTTGCATGGGCTGAGGGTATGATGATTTGCTTGAAGGATCATCTACGCTATAGTACTCCAACAAAGATAAAGTCAGAGAAACTGACGCCATACTCAATTGTGTACTTGACTGAAAACAATAATATGATTACGGATCTCGGCTGGCACTTTACTTGGATGGGAGACGAAGAAAGAAAGAAAAAGAAGGCTGAGTCATTCATCCATTACGCTAATTTAAACGTCGTCAATAATGTTTCTTCTGATTCGCTGAAGAAATTGGGTATCGAATCAAAGTATGGGTACAAGACATCAAATTACTCCACAACAAATTTGCCGAGAGTTTTGTTTGACTTGCCGAAGGTAAAAGAATTCTTGTTGCCAGAAGGACAGCCGTAATGTCTAAGATTGTAGACTTTTTCCCATATTTTGATACAACTGGTAAAGAGTTGCTAGAACTCAGAATCAAAATGCTCTATGATTATGTTGATGAGTTTGTTATAGCAGAGTCTAATAAAACTCACAGCGGTATTCCAATCCAGCGTGGTCTGAGGGAAACTCTAAAAGAAAGAGGCATCCCAACAGACAAAATTATTATTGTAGATCTAGATATTCCAGATGATAAAGATCTAGTTGTAGAACACATTGATATTTACAATGCAAACTATGACCAAAGCAATATGAATACTGTGCGAGCTAAAACTCGCGAGAGAATGCAAAAAGATGCAATAACCAAAGCATTGTATAGATATAGCGACGATACAGTAATCTTCAATTCAGATTCAGATGAGATAATTGACCCAAGATATCTTGGGTGGTTTTCTGACTTTGCTAGAAAGTTCCCGAACGACATGATTGATGTTCCAATGCATCACTTTCAGGTTAGAGCAGATTTGCAGGTGTATGAGCATGGGGTACAGCACAGGTGGATTGCTCCATTCTTATGTACGAAAGAATTGTTGCTTCGCCACACCCCGTGTGCATTAAGATCTAGATACGCAGGTATAAACCGACTAAGTATTACTGTTGATGGTTCGCCAGTTGATTGGTGTGGTTGGCACTTTTCCTGGATGGGTCCATTGGAAAATAGAATCATCAAGTTAAAGTCTTTCTCGCACTATCAAGATAAGATAGGAGGGATAATTGCTAATGGCGATTATGGCTCAGAAGAAATGAAGCGATTTGCCATGGAAACTAAATTTGATGAGGGCAGCATATGCCCTACTGGCGTATTAGGATCTGAGTTGAAAAAGTATCCTTTGCAAAACCTTCCAAAAGAAATTTTTGAATTGCCCAAAGTGTTTGAATACCTTCTCCCAAATTATTCTCTTGAACAAGCATTGGATATAAGAGGCGGAATTTAATTATGAAAAAAGAAAAAATGGTTGTCGACTGTCCACTATACTTCAAGCAAAAAGAATTACTTGAACTGAGAATGCATTTGCTCGGTGGAGTTGTTGACGAAATAGTCTTCTTTGAGGGGAATATGTCCTATAGCGGCATCCCTAATGAATTAGAATGTAAGAAAGTTATTGACGAACTCGATCTTCCATTCAAAGACAAGGTTCGAGTTGTTGAAGTTGATATGCCTACCAACGATAAGATTACTTTGGACCACTATGACCATGTACTCACAGAACGGTCTTGCAGTTGGGATCGAAGCACATGGCATAGAGAACGTTTTTTGCGAGATTCTGTTTTATCTATCGTCGACGATTATCCAGATGATACTGTATTCATCCTATGTGATGGTGATGAATACATCAAACCAGAACTGGTTACTTGGTTTGCAGAAATGGCAAGAAGATACCCAGATATAGTCCTCAGAGTTCCTTTGGTTCAACTAGAGGGCAGGGCTGACATGCGAGTGTACGAGAAAGAAACAGATACACCTAGAATTTTTGATAAAAACATGGTTTTGTGTATGAAACACCACTTCAGAGAAACCAAGCCATCAATTCTTAAAGAAAATTTAAAACCAGATGAATTTCCCGACAGGACTGGACCTGCTCCTGAGGGTACTCTAATAAATCGTTTCGATACTAACTATGTGCATCAAGATGGAATTCGTGTCGAAGATTGTGGGTGGCACTTTTCTTGGATGGGTGGTGGAGAGGCTAAAATTGAAAAACTCGCAGCATACTCCCATTATAGCGATATCATCCATTTCTTCAAAGTTCCAAAAATGCAAAGCGATGCGATGAAAGAATTCTTAATGACTCAAGAAATTGAAGAAGGCTCAATCAATGTTTGGGGTGACCCGAGAACAGTTATGAAGAAGTATCCTGTCGAGAACCTGCCTCAAGTTGTATTTGAATTACCAGCCGTTAGAGAGTATCTTGGGGTATAGTATGAAAAAGAAAATTGTAGATGTTTTTCCATATTTTGACCCAACGGGTAGAGAGTTACTGGAACTTCGAATCAAAATGCTGTATGACTACGTTGATGAGTTCGTCATCGCTGAATCTAACAGAACACAAAGCGGTATACCAATTGAGCGAAATCTCAGAAATGTGTTGCGCGAGTTTAATATCCCATCAGATAAAATTATCATTGTAGACCTAGACATTCCAGATGACGACAATCTAGAAATACAACCAATTGATGGATTCAATTGTTATTATGAGGGAGTTTCAAACATTTTTTCCCTGCGAGCCAGAGCCAGAGAACGCATGCAAAAAAATGCAATCCTGTCTATGCTGTATAGGTATTCTGATGATACGCAATTCATTTGCTCTGACTCTGATGAAATCATAAACCCAGAAGCGATTTGGTGGATATCTAATATAGTCAGTGACAACACAATATTGACTATCCCGTTGATAAATCTACAGGCAAGGGCAGACCTAAGAGTTTTTAATACTTCTATCAACAACTGGTGGAGATGGGATGCTCTATTCTTAGCAACAAAAAAGCAGTTGATGGTAACTGATCCTAATCGCATCAGATCGAATTATATGCCAATCTATGAAAAATCTTTCCCTATGCAAGACGGGCGTAGAGTAGAAGACCTTGGTTGGCACTTCTCGTGGATGGGAGATAAAAGCAAACGAAAAATTAAATTGGATGCGTTTTCTCACTACTCAGATAAAAGCAACGAGGTTGACTTTGGCGGTTACTCGACGCAAGAACTCAGAGAAAAAATTATAGAGCAAGAATACAAGGATGGATCGCCATCCCCGAATGGATACATTAATTCTATCTTGAAGAAACATCCTATAGAAACTTTGCCAAAAATTATTTTCGATATACCCAAAGTTAAGAAACTGCTATTGCCTCATCTAGAATAATATATATAGAGATAGACGTCTGGCGAGGTGCGCTCGCAGCAGCTAGCAAGAAACTGGAAGGATTAATCCTGGAGTACTAATGCATTCTGACGCTGGTGGTAAGAGCAGTAATACTTTGCTCCTGCGGCACCCCGAGAGGACGATCCTCTACGTCTATTTTAGAATAGGAGATTACAATGGCGACGCCGAATGATTTTGACTTTGGTTTTAGTTTCGAAGATAGTGAACCGCAAGCCCCTGTGGTCACGCCAATTCATCAGAACAATGATGAGATAAAGGCGTTGCAGGAAAAAGTCGACGCGATTTTAAGTACACACGATACACTTATTAGTACTCAGAACCAGTTGATTGAAGAAAAATATAAATCTAAATTGAAAGAGGTTGAGGGGTTAATTCTGCCTCTGCTATATAATCTAATGAAGAACCCGGACAAAGCCTATATTAAGTGGGAAAATCGGGCACCAATCATCCAAAAACAGATTGATAAGATTACAGCAATAACGAGGAGCTGATAATGGCAGAATTAAAGTTAGTTTGCGACAACTGTGGATCGTCCTTCGCGCTCAGTTTTGACGAAGATGAAGTCAGTTATTCACCGAGCCATTGCCCATTTTGTGGCGATTATTATGACAAAGAAAATGAAGAGCTAAATTTCAACGACGATGAAGACGAATTCTTCGAAGAGACGAACGTTCTCGACTCAGACGAAGATGACGATGATAGCCGTTGGCATTGATTATTCTCTGACTTGCCCTTGCGTTTGTGTAAGCACAGATAAAACTTTTGCAAATAGTTCTTTACACTTTCTGACTGACAGAAAAGCAGTCGTCGGCAAGTTTCAGAACATATATGGCAAAGAGCACGATGAGTACCTCACAGAACAGCAGAGGTACGAGAACATTGCAAACTGGGTTCTTTCTATCCTAAATGGTCTTACAAACTTGACTTGTGAAGAGATTCATATTATGATAGAAGATTATTCCTTTGGTTCTAAGGGCAAGGTCTTTCATATAGCAGAAAACTGTGGCGTGCTCAAGTACCTTCTATACAAGAACGACTACAAGTTTCATACTGTTCCACCGACCGTAGTCAAGAAGTTTGCTACTGGGAAGGGTAATGCAAAGAAAGAGAACATGCTTGAGAAGTTTGTAGCCGAGACTGGACTTGACCTACATAATATACTATCGCCGACGACAAAGCTGGGTTCACCAACTACAGACGTTGTCGATGCTTGGTATATGGCGAGATATATGATTGATACTTTGGAGAAATCATGAACATATTAGTAACTGGTGGCGCTGGATTCGTTGGCTCGCATCTTTGCGATCGTTTGATTGCCGACGGTCACACCGTGCATTGCGTTGATAACCTATACACAGGAAGTCTTAAAAACATCAAGCAACTCGAGGATAATCCGCGTTTCTTCTTTCACAACCTAGATGTTACTTCTAATGAGATGCTTCTAAGGTTTATGGATAGGTCATATGGGTTTGAGCAGATTTATAATCTCGCTTGCCCCGCTTCTCCAGTGCATTACCAGAAAGACCCGCTGTATACGTTCTTTACCAACATCCTTGGTGCACGTTCTGTCCTAGAAATTGCGAAGTACCACAAGTGTCGTGTTGTTCAGGCATCGACCTCTGAGGTCTATGGCGATCCCGAAATCCATCCACAGCCAGAATCATACTGGGGGAACGTGAATACGATCGGTCCACGTTCTTGCTATGACGAAGGTAAGCGCGGAGCAGAAACGATCTTCTTCGACTACAATAGAATGCACGAAGTAGATATTGGCGTGTTCCGTATATTCAACACTTACGGTCCAAGAATGGCGCCAGATGATGGTCGCGTTATCTCCAACTTTATCGTAGCAGCTCTTGCAGACGCAAACATTACTGTCGCAGGAGCAGGACTACAAACTCGCAGCTTCTGCTACGTCTCAGACCTCGTTGAAGGTATCGTTCGATTCGCAAACTCAAAAGAAATCGGTCCAATTAATCTTGGAAACCCCGGAGAGTTTACTATTGATGAATTAGCGAGTATAATAGTTCGTAAGGTTGGGAAGGGGTACAAGGTAAACATCCCAAGACCAATCGACGATCCACAACAAAGAAAGCCAGTAATCACAATGGCAAAAGAAAAGTTAGATTGGCAACCAACAATTGCACTAGAGGAGGGTCTTGATAAAACGATCGAGTATTTCAAAAACCGATAAAGGAGTTTCAAATGGCTGAAAACAATAACGCAGATAATTGCGATGGAGCCATGTGGTACGTTGAAACTGTAAATACTAATGATGAGATTGTGCGCGAAGTAGCAACTACAGTCTACCATTATGATGATCGAAAAGTCGAACCAACAGAAATTGGATTCAAGTATCATATCCTGACGTACAAGGATAATGAGTCAGACATAGAAGTCTATAATGCTGTTATCGGCGATGTTTCTCATTTTATCAAGAACAACTCCAAGGCTGGATGCCATGGGCTTATTGTGAAAGCTGGAGTTATGGAAACGAAGACTGTGATGTATATGTTCAAGAGAATTCTCGAGAACTTTAATTTTCCGCAACAGAGCATTACTGATGCGGTTCAACTAGTGGGGTAATATTATGATTTTTACGAAAGAAAGCCTGGTCGATTTGCTTAAGAACAACGTAGTCACCGTGACCTTTACCAAGGTTGATGGTAGCGAGCGTACTATGAAGTGCACATTGCTTGGTGAGTATGTTCCTGCCCCTACAGAGGGCAAGGTTCTGCTTCAGGAAAATTCAGGCAGCGATAGTAATATTTCGGTTTGGGATACGGAAGTCAACGGTTGGCGTTCTTTCCGCGTGAGCAATGTTAAGAATGTATCTGTGGGGTAATGTATGTCTAGTGAAGAAGATAAGATTCGACACTCGCGACGAATAGCCAAGACAACTGCCAAGATTAAGAAACAAGTGAAGATTGCGAAAGCGGCTGGGATGGATGTCTCAGAAGAACATAGGTTTGCCAAGAAGCATGCACTGGATTGCGGCGTCCCTAAATGTTCTGTGTGCCATCCTAATCCCAAACGCGAACGCACTGTCCAAGAATTAAAATTCATGGACACACAAAATTTATAAATAATGTTCAGCCACCCTACCTTTCGGTGTAAGGCAAGTAGTATGACTACGGCTGTTTGAGGATCCAGTTGAGAAAGCGCGCTCGACATAGATAAACCGTAAATCTTAATAATTTCGTAATAATTTTTGTAATATATAAGAGGGTACACCTCTTTACGCGAGCTGACTAATGATAAACGCATACAAGTCTATCTTCATCTCGGATATCCACTTAGGCTCAAAGGGATGTAAGGCAGAATTGTTGTGCGATTTCTTGAAGCACAACGTGGCTGAGAATCTATACCTCGTCGGCGATATCATCGACGGCTGGCGCTTGAAGCGCAAATTTTACTGGCTGCAATCGCACACAAATGTAGTCCGTAGAATCCTCACTGCTTCGAAGCGAGGCACCAAGGTTGTTTACGTTATCGGCAACCACGACGATGTTTTCCGTGGGCTTTTGCCATTTGATATGTGGTTCGGGAATATTGAATTAGTAAATCAGTGCCGCCACGAAGGAATCGACGGAAAGACTTACATGGTCATTCACGGCGATATTTTTGACGGCGTATTGAGAACTAAACTCCAGTGGCTATACCATCTTGGAGATTTCCTCTACAATATCCTTTTGGATGTAAACATTCTTGTTAGCAAAATTAGAAACTGGTTTGGACTTCCACATTGGAGCCTGAGTGCTTATTTAAAGCACAAGACCAAGGAAGCAGTTTCATATTTGGCTAATTTCGAAGAGTTAATTACCGAATACTGCGCAAAGCAAAAAGCCGATGGAGTTATCTGTGGGCATATCCACCATGCAGATATTAAGACGGTCAACGGCGTTGAGTACATGAATGACGGAGATTGGGTCGAGAGCTGTACTGCTCTTGTTGAACATTATGACGGGAAGTGGGAAATTATTCAATGGCAACAAAGCTGATAATTATTACCGATGCCTGGGATCCGCAGGTTAATGGCGTTGTAACTACCTATAAGAATCTGATTCAACATATCCCTCCCCATGTGCACGTAGAAATCGTACATCCAGGATTGTTTAAGAACTTCGCCTTCCCCTTATACAAGGGGATACAAATCGCCCTTTGCACTAAGAAGAAGATGCGACAAATTCTTATTGATAAATATCCAAGCGAAATACAAGTAATGTATCACATTGCAACAGAAGGCATTCTGGGTCTATTGGCTAGGAATGTTCTTCGTTCGGCGAAACTCCCATACACCTCCGCATACCACACAAAGTTTCCTGAGTTTTTCAAGGCGATGTATGGTATTCCTATTTGGATGACCAAGTGGTATTTCGACTGGTTTCACAAGAAGTCCAAATATGTAATGTGTTCTTCTAAATCAAGTGCCAAAGAAAACCCTCAGTGGAACAGCGTTGTGTTGGGTAAGGGTTATGATTGGTATTTCAGATTTAACGATAGATATGACAATAGAAACAAAACTTTGTTGTATGTCGGTCGAGTGAGCAAAGAAAAGAACATCGAAGACTTCTGTAGATTGCCAGATAACAACGATTTTTACAA